GGGGTATCAACCACAGGAATACGCCACAACTTTGGCTCGCCACCCATAGCAACAGAAACTGCTACGAGGTACTGACCATTGTCATCCTTGGAAAGTTCAATGTCTTCCCAATCGTTAGGGTGAAGAACAACACCTGTTGGCTCGTAGTAAGCAAGGAACGACAAGGTTGCGGCACGACGAATCGCATCAGCCTTGTTGTCACCGAGAACTCCTGCAGACCAGTCGTATGTCTGGATTCCTGAAGTCTCCAAGATACCGCGAAGGTTTTCACCAGCGCCGTCACCTGTAAGAATTTGTGAATCTTCTTGCAAACGCAATCCGTAAAGGAGTTCGTTATCAATGATTGAACGCAGTTGTGGCTCATCAGCAAGAACATTGCGATGTGCTGCTTCCCAGTGTGCCAAGGTGCGTACAGGAGCCTGTTCTCCAACGAAGGAGAAAGACGACTGTGGCTTAGCAGCGAATGCCGAACTGGCACGCTCTGCAACTGCTGCCGCGTTGTTGGTGAAACCAGTCATGCGGAAGTATTCGATAACTGCTGCTGTCGTGGTGCGGCTTGGGAACAAGTCACGAACACGGCGAGTACGCATTGGAGGAAGAACCATTGGGTCGCGCTGGATTGAACCAAACGAACCAGGAGTTCCTGATGGCAATGCTGAGTAGATATCCTTGGTGCTCCACATTCCCGCAACATCTGCACGGTTCAATTGGAAAGGACTTGGCATGTTTGCGCCATTCTTACCTGAATCCAAAGCCTTGAATTCTGGTGAATCAAGGAACATTTGACCAAGGCTCTTAGCCTGAGGCTGAGGAGCCCACTGACCTTGAGCGTTTGACTCTTGTGCTACCGAAGCGGTTGCTGGTTGGTTTGACCATGAATCGACATCGCGCATTCCCTCAAGACCCTCAATGAGGCTCTTGATTTCGCGGATATCACGCATGTTGCTATCAAATGCTGATTTTTGCTTGGCATCAACTACTACTGTTTCATTCTCAATTTGGAATGAGTCAGCAATTGCTTTGTTGTCTGCCATTTTGGTGCGCAAGGCACCTTGTAGTTCCCGTAGGCGGGATTCGTCAAAAGACATGTTAACTCCTAAAAAGTTAGTTATGGTGGATTTTTGTTTTCTACAATAAAGGCTCAGGTGAGCACCCAACCGTTTAATGTCTTATTAAGCAGAGTAACACTTGACTATGTTGTATCCCTGCAACTATTTAAGAAATTTTCGGTTTTATTTTTTACCGCTCGGCTTGTTCAACCAAGGGTGATTTGAGTCCAGAAGGTCATCATCTTTGTGGTAGGCAGCATCAGCCGTTCCGCTACGCACAAGTTTTAGAAATTCATTGACACGGGCGAACCCTTTGCCGTCTTTATTTCCTCTTATGTAAACATCTTTTAAGACTCTAAGGTTTGTATGTGCCCAGTCTGGCTTGTTAGTTACTCCAGAGTTGTGCTGGCGTACTTTCATAGCGAGAGTATTGACTGTTTGTGAGTCAATGTCTATCTCTTTAGGCACGCTTGGCTTAGTTGGTTTTGTGAGAATCGTGCGCATTTTGCGCTTACCGACACGAGACAGGGCTGACTTCTTCTTCATCGGTCTACCGTCATGGCGTAGACCCGTGTATTTGTTGTAGTCAGAAGAATTTGTACAAGGCAAGTAAACCTTTTTGCCATCTTTTGCAATATATGAACGAATCCCAATACAGCCAAGATTGCGGGCACGAACACGAGCAGAATCAGGGTCAGAGAAAACATCAGGGTCAGTAGAACGGCTGTAGTTACTAACGAAGCCCTTCTCGTCTATCTCCACGATGTCATCGTCTTTTGCTGAAACTAAACCACCGTCAGGGAGGGTCTCTATTCCAAGAATCCCACGCTCGCCTAGTTTTTCAAATCCATTTGTTTTCGGTGGGCACGGAGCAAACATCCGTGCTCCATTAACCAAAACAATACGCACTCCCGTGCAACCATTCCCAGCACTAATCGCCTGTTCGCGGGTAGCGAATAGGGGTGACTTTGGGTTGTCTGTTTTGGTCTCAATAATGGATTTGCGTGACATTGGTGCCTAAACTTTTAGTGTAATTTTAAATGGAAGAGTGGCTGATTCTTCAGCGAATACGCCATCTTCAATTTGGTCGCCGTAATGGACTTCTCTGCCGTATGTGGAGTTGAGAATTGTCACTAGACCGTATTTGTCTTTACCAATATCTGGTCGACCTGATGAGTTCTTAATGATGTCAGAATAGGTGCTTGCCCAATTCTTGTTCATCCCTCTTATGGTGAGAGATTTGCCATCACGAGAGATTGAGCAAATAAGTTCTGCATCACTTTCATCATGGATTGATGTTGGTGTTTTGTAGATGAGGATTTCTTCCTGCGCCATAATTATCCTCCAATTTTCGCAATAACTTTATTGCGTTCCGCTGTGAGTTGCTTGACCATTTTTCTGTAGTTTTTCCAAAAACGAGCAACATCTGCATTACCAACATTTTGACCTTCTGGGTACATTGATTTTACCCAGTCATAAATATCTGACTCATTCATTTTCATTACTTTTTGAGCATTTTCAATTATACCGTCCACTGCATCAACAATGGCTTTTCTTTGTTTCTCTCGCTCAACTTTGTCATCAATCCGTGCCAAGTGACGACTTATATTTGAGAAAAGGTCGTAATCCATTCCAAGGTCGTATCTGTCTATTCCTTCAGGGGCGTTGTATCCTTTTTTGAATGCCCACCCTTGGTCAATAGGGATAATGTGTGCAACTTTTTCACCGCTTGGTTTGGCATAAACTTTTGCAAAGCCATTTCCTGCATGTCTGTCTCGCACATTCAGCAGATAGTTGTGAAGGTAATGTGCCATTCTCTGTGGGTATGCTCGGTCAGGAAGTTTATCAACTGCATCTTTATCGAAGTTGTTTCCGTCTCCGCTAATTTCTTTCCACTCTTTGGGAACATGATGTTGAGCAAACGGCAAAACAACAGCATTACGCCCGTTGATTTGTCCGTCCATGTGAGCACCCTCAATATCGAAGCCATGAGCGCCTGCGAGGTTCCACGCCATTAACTCATGCAAGTTGTCGTCTTCTGCTGATGCTTTGAATACCCAGCCAGCGTTTGTTTTTCTGCCCTTTTCATCCAGTTTTACATAAATGAAAGTGTCACCAATATTGCCACCTTTTTTAGCCAATTTGCCCCATTTGCCAGTTGGGTTATTTTCTGATTTAAGGTTTGCCTGAATTGCCTCAAGCCAGAGATTGTGAGGGACTACAGCAAGGTCGCCGCCGCCTTTAACATGAGCGATTGCTTCAGCACTTGTCATCTTTGAATTAACAATATGAGGTACAGGAAGTTCACCAGGCGCAGGAGGAAGCCCATCGCCTTTGGCAATTTTGCCTTCTTTGCCATGCTTTTTAACTCCAGCAACACGAAGGACTTTCGCTAAATCCTTACCCTTGCCTTTGCCAGCAGGTTCCAGAACGCGAGCATCGGAGGCTTCTGGGACTATTGACTCAGGAGGAGTAACAGGGCGTGGAGGCAATTCCTTGTTTAAACGAACAACTTCAACATTTGCCACATGAAGGCGGTTCTTGGAAATAATTCTGTCGCGTAGACGATTTATTTCATCTTGCTCCGCACCGTCAGCAATTGCTTTCTCTAGACGGTCAATAGCATCAAGAATGTTTTTTTCGCCGCCCTTAATATCGTCTTCAAACAAAGAGACCCAAGCATCAAATTGGGCAGGAGTGTCATTCTTGTATCGCTCAGCAAACCTTTCCCCGATGTCCTTACGCCGTGCATCTACATCTTGGTAGACGCGAAGAGCGAGAGGCTGAATATCGTTGCTTGGGACAGTATCACCAAATGCATCTTTTTCATTTTTGAATAGTTCTGCAAAATCGGCAGCACCAAGAATTCCGTTACCTTTTAATTGTTTCCGTATTCCAGCGAAATCAATTGGCTTATCTTTTTTGGTAGGGTCTTTAGGCGTTGCTTCTTTTTTGACAGCAGCCTTCTTGACAGCAGGTTTCTTGACAGCGGCTTTCTTTACTGCTGGCTTCTCTGCCGTGACTTCCTTTTTGGCATCTGCAATCTTTGCCTTAGGGGCGCGAGGCTTAACAGGCTTCTTAACTTCATCCGCAGGAACAGCCTCAATTTTATCTTTAGGCTTCGGTTTGTTGACAACACGCTTTCTAGCCCTAGGGATACCGTTATTTTTTCTCCAGTTTTCTTCAATTACTGAACCGTGGAATTTATCCCACTCTGGGTATCTAAGCATCCCAGCCTTGCCGCCACCTTCTTGGATTTCGCGTACACGCTTCTGGTGCTCGTTGTACTTACGACGCTTGTACTCATTGAGGGTTTCACCGACATTTGGGGCACCTGCAGGAACTGGGGTGTTGCTTACAGTGTCAACTGCTGCTGGCTTCTTTAAGTCGCCTTTTGCTGCCCGCGCAACTGGCTTTATAGGTTTTACAGGTTTTATTGGCTTTACGGCATCAATGTTTCCTGTTCGTACACGACGAGCAGGTTTCTTGTCGGTCTCTAATGCATCGGCTACCCGACCAGCAGCACGCTCTACCATTCCTGGCTGATTGATATTTGCTCCAAGTTTTGCAATGCGACGCTCACGACGCCTCTTGTCGCCTTCGTTCATGCGTTCGCCGAGGTCATTCATTGCATTGCCTAAACGGCGAACTAATCCGTATCCACAGTTACGACCAAAGCGGTCTGTTATCTGTCCACCGAATGCCATTCCTGGCGGGCAACGCCAGCCACCTCTGCGGTCAGTGCCAGGGACTGATAATCCAGCATCCCAAATAGCGCGAGTCTTTTTTACCTCGTACAGTATGGACGAAGTGTCACGCTCTGTTGCGAACTGTGCAGATTTGTGGTTTAGAAGGTTTTGATGCATTGTTACTACTCGTGGTAATTCTTTACTTCATTAATTAGAGAAGTAATTTTTGCTTTGCTGGCATTTTCAATTTTTGTAAATTCGGTAGAAGAACCCTGTGAGCCAGTAGTGAAAAGTCCCCGCACTGCTTTTTCTGAATCAAAACGACCTTTATTGTTTGAATAATTTTCGCTTGTTTCAATATCGTAAATTCCAAAATTGGAATGCTCTTCAAATTGACCAAGAGCGGTGACTACCACTAAACGGAAAGCCTTATTTTTGTTTGTGTCTGTTTGTGTATAAACTATTGGATACATAATTTCCTTAGTTGAACATTCCGACTAGTTCGTTCATGTTTGCTGGATTTAAAAGATGAGCAATTCTTGCTTCTGCAATAGTGCGAACTGCGGCAAGATGTTGTTTTTCGGTTGATGACAACTTCACACCATTTCCTTCAATTCTTTTTATGTCAAGGATACTATCAAGTTCTTGTTGTATTCTTGCGACCGAACGCCTTGCTTGTTCAGCAAACCTCTCGCGGCTAGGGGCGTCTTGGTGTCTGAAACCAATCTTTCTGAGTCCATTAATTCCATTGTTGCCAGAGAAACGGTGGTTTCCAGCCTTGTATTCAGCAACATTAAGACCTTTAACCTCTTTTGCATAGCGTTTGAAATCACCATCTTCAACTCTTCCGCCAGCAAAAAGACCATTATCGATAACACCTAACCGCACTTGACCTTTAGCATTTTCGGCAAACATGAAGTTTCTTCCATGACGGTCTTGGTTGTCGAAAACAAAGTCCATGACAGCGAGCCTTGCAGCATCGCGTAATTCAATTTTTGACCTCAACTGCGGAGGCATATCAATCGCATCTGCATACGGCTGATTGCCCCTCTGACCGCCATGCTCCCACTGATTAATGTCTCGCATCATTGTCCATCGTGCGTTTCGTCCGTCAAAAGCCTCAAACTCGTCACCCATTTTAATATGGTTAGCATCGTTGCCGAAGTCAAGTGCTTCCGCCGCCGCCATACCAATATTTTCTAACATTGCGTCGTGCTGACCGAACTGTGATGCTTTCAAGAACCATTTTTCTTTAGTGTCTTTATCGACGACTTCAACAACATCCCAGATGCCATATCCTGATGTTTCTTTAACTAACTTGAACTTGTATCTATCATTTTCAAATGTATCTCCTTGCCTGAGACCATTTGCTTTAAATCCACCACGCATAATTTCACTGCGTGTCTTACCAAGGATTGCTGGATTGCCACGAAGGTTGTTGTCAATGACCGCTTCTGCCACAACATTTTCTGGAAGGTCGGCGAGAAGACCATCATTTTTTTGAAGATGGTCAATAGCGTTGTCAATGTTGGCTAGACCCTTTTTGCCAGTGTTCTTAGGGCTGCGCTTCGGTTTAATATCCGTATCAACAACATCACCCTTCCGTGCTCGCGGCTTCTTTGGTGCCGTTGGTGCTGTAACGACTGGGGTAGGAGGGGTTACCACTACTGGCGGTCTCGCAGGAGGTCGTGGCGGCTCTGGCACTACATTAAGGTTGGCACCAGCGGCATTGGCGCGAATTACTTCGCCATCTTCAACAACAAAATACTTACCGTCGTATCTAACAATTTTGTGCGCTTGTGCTCTGTTGATGTCTGCTTCATGGAGAGCGCGAGCACGCTGTGCATCCATCAAGTCATCAAATCCTTTTTTGGGTGAATCAAATGGCTTTTTAGGTGCTGCGGGTTTCTTTGGTGCAACTGGTTTCTTCGGTGCTTTTGCGTCAGAAGCAGTAGCACGAGCAGCGCGACCAGCATTCTTTTTCTTCCAGTTAGCCTCAACCTCTGGACCGTGGAACTTGTCCCACTCAGGACGCTTCAAGAATCCAGCCTTGCCGCCACCTTTTTGAATCAAACGAATTTGTTCTTGATGTTCGTTGTACTTACGAGTCATGTAGTCAGAAAGAGATTCGTTATTTCTTGGAAGTCCCTTTGGTACAGGGATGCCACTTACATCATCAACCAACTTTGGTTCCTTCGGAGCCTTGGGTTTTTTAGGGGCGACTGGTGCCACTCGTGGTTTACGAGGCTTTGCAGTTGCTGCAGCCGCTTTAGGTGCTTTAGGTTTGCGAACTCCACCACTTGGAAGTTTCTCGGGGGTTCCTTCATAGACAGGGTTTCTGCGTCCACGAACTCCTGCTTCAGCACCTTCGGCATAAGCCATGAGGTCTGGCGCAATATCACGGAGACCACGACGAATAGCATTATCACGAATTGGAGTTCTGTCTGCTTCTCCGACGATGGTGCGTTTTGGTTTTACTTTCGGTGGGCGTGTTTCAAGTGCGTCAGCCAGTCTTCCTGCGCCACGCTCAATACGACCAATGCGCGTACGCTTTGGTGGTCTAGTTTCAAGAGCATCTGCAAGGCGACCAGCACCGCGCTCAATACGACCTGCACCACGAACTTTAGGTGGCTTGGTTTCTAGTGCGTCAGCAAGACGCCCTGCACCTCGTTCTACAACACCAGCACCTCTAATTTTCCGTACTGGTGCACCGACTACACGACCAGCAGGAGCCTTCGGTAAGTTTGTTTCTAAAGCATCAGCGATTCTTCCTGCGCCTCGTTCAATAGCGCCTGCGCCAGCAAGACGGCGACCCATAGCAGCGTTGCGTCGCGCAACACGCTTGCCGCGCTTTGCATCATCAGCATTTTCAATTCGTTCACCAACATTTTGAAGACCATTGGCTAAACGACGAGCAAGACCAGCGCCACAGTTACGACCAAAACGGTCAGTGATTTGACCACCAAAAGCCATCCCTGGTGGGCAACGCCAACCGCCACGACGATTTGTGCCAGGAATAGACAAGCCAGCATCCCAAAGTGCGCGAGTCCTCTTGACTTCAAAGTTCATTGAAGCCTTATTGGAGTCAGCGACAAAAGCACCAGCCTTGAACTGGATTGCGTTATGCCATTCACTGTCATCTAGTTGAGAAAGTTGAGCATCCAAGATGGAGATGATTTGAAGTTCATCCACGCTCTTCTTGCCTTCAATTTGCTCTACTACGGGAATCTTCTTTGCCTGAGCAATCAGTTCATCAAGACGAAGTTTGTTATTGCGGGCATAAGCAATAGGTCCTTCAACGGACATGGAATTATCAAGTGTCGCCGTGAGTTGACCCTTGGTCACTTGGCGTACTGCATACTCATCGTTCATCCAACCAGACCATGTCTTGGCGTTCTCAGACAGAGGGTGAAATTCTGTACCACCCTTCAAAATGCTGACTACTGCATAGGGCATCTTGTTTTTGTCTGTGATGATGAATGCTGTTTCCATACTAAATTCCGAGCAACGATAAAAATTGTGATTTGTTTGATTTTAATGCTTTGAGGCGATTGTCGTATATTTTCCGTACGATTAAAATGTGTGCCTTCTCTGCTGTAGAAAGTTCACCATCTGCAGTCAATCGGGATATGTATTCATCCCATTTAAATTTTTCTGCCCTATTAAGAATATTATCATACAATCTGCTTAATACTTTTCTGGCTTCTTCACTAATGCCGTCGTAAGCCTTTTTGTATGTTGCAGTTTCACGGGTGGTCAAGTACGAAGGTAAGTCAAGTTTATACCTGACATTTATTTCTGCTGTTGTTAATCCTGCACCAAGCGATAATTCATTACTGGTAGGAACGACCGTGAGTTTTGCTCCAGAACGGACAGGTGTAATAGTTGCAGGTGAACGCCCACGCTTATCTGAGACAAAGTCACTCATTGCGATACGCAACAAATCTCCGTGGTCAACATCTTTGAGAGGGGCATTGAGGTCAAGTTTGTAGCCATCTGGCACTGCGTCACCAAGGACGGTACTGCGTCCCTTGGGGGTCTTTATGAATCGTGCTGGTGCTGTTTGGAGTCCAAGTTGTGATGCAATGTCTGAATAGATGCGCTCAGCAATGGAGCCATTTTTCACTGTTTCTGGAACTTGATAGATTGCGTTCCCGTCACCTTTGCTGAACTTGACCACGCCTGTATTGAGGTTTTCTTGTTCGTAGATGTCAGTAGCGGATAGTGCCTGAGCGAGAAACTCTTGCGGAACATCAAATGGGTCACCACCGTTTTTAATGTAAGCAATTGCTTCTTGGACGCTAGATGGGGAGTCTGTTGATGAACCGCCATCTTCACGAAGTGTTGCCGACTCGCGCATGGTTGATGAACTTAACGGTTTGCCTTTACCATTTTTCATGAATGTCTCATAAACCCAACGACGCACTTGGACATTCTTTTTCTTGTCATCAGTAACATTGATTAAATCTAAAGGACTTTCAATGTTGGGGAACTTCTCGGAGTACTTGAACGCTCCACCCGAATTGTTGGCAAACTCACGAATTGTGTTTCCGACATCAAGGGAACTAGAAGCAGCAGCGGCTGCATTGAGTTGGCGACCAAACTTGCGCTTCTCACCAGTAGTTAATATACGCTGGCGTTGAATGGAAATCTGTGAGCCATTTGGTGCGACATAAGTAATTTGCTGGATTGCTGGGCCCGACAACAAAGCAAGGTCATCACCAATAATGTCTGACGGCTTTTGAATAGAACGGATAAACACGCCGTCCTGCATGTCGGGGTTCCCGCCAAAGTTGCGTAATACCGAAGAAGGAACGATTGGCTTCAGGAGGTAGCCATCTTTCCTGATTAGCCGTGCTTCACCAGATGGGGCACCAGTCAATGTGTTGATTGAACTCTTTACTACTTCAGCAACTTTCTTGGCGTTAAAAGCACCGCTTTTAGGTACCTGAGCCATACGGCTGATTTGTGCAGAAACTCCAGATGTCTGACCACCAGTTACGACTTCCGAGATGTTTTCAGCCTGCGCACGACCAGACGAAGCGTTACGGACTCCACGAATTAAAGCGCTTGCAATTGCTAGCGGACCAGGAATGTCAAACAACTGTGCACCACATGTGCTGAACTGGTTATTGGTGAAGCGTCCACCGTGTTGAAAGCCAGCAGGACAGCGAGATACGCCATTGCCTGGTCGTGGAATGCCACGAATATTGACTTTGCCTGGAGTTAAAGCAGAAAAGAGGGTTGACTTTAAAGGGCTACGAAGAGGAGAAAGGTTGCCAGGAATCAATGTGCTTGCAACTGCCTGTCCAGCCTGTACTGCGCCAGACTGCGAGCCAATAAGTCCAACTTTTACTTGGAAGTCTGAACCAACACGCTTGCGTACAGGAAGAACGCTTTCATTATCCTGCATTGTTTCTCCGAACGGTTGGTTTTGATGCTTTTTTTCTAAAATCAAAGGCACGCTTGTCAGCATTTTGAGCAAGGGCTGATTTAGGCTCTTTAGTGCTCTCGCCCAGTTTGCCATATATTTCTTCTGGCTTTATTCCTACACTTGTAAGAATATCAGGGGTCATGGGCTCTGAACGGGTAGAAAACATGGCTATCCATCTTTCTGTGTCCATCTTTTCTGCGCGTGAAGGCATTTCCCAAAACTGCTTATGAAACTCTGTTGTATCTATTAGACGCCATTCGTCAAGTTTTGATTGAATTCCACCATCGTTTAGGTGAAAGTACAAAGCGTAAACCTTGATTGGTTTATCTAACCCGTCCTCAGAAAAATAGCCGTCATATGTTGGCGACTCAGGCTTTAGGCAAGTGTAGATAATCGCCTTACCGACCGATGCAACTGGTATGGGAAACTCTTTTTTGTCAATCATGTCACGCAACACTTTCGCCGACTGGGGTTGGCGGTGCCGCTGCCCATTGGATTTCTCTTTGGACATCTTTAAGCAACTGTACGCGCATGCGCTCTGCCCAAATATCGGTGATGAGGTCTCCAGCCTTACCGCCTGCATATTTTGTGGGGTCACTCAAATCTAGACCATTAGGAGAACCAAAAATAAGTTTGGCGTTCGGAGCCTTTTCAGCAACCAATGCCGTGATTCGTTCCATTTCCATAGCCGATATTAAACCATTGAGACTCAACTCGCTCTCCATTGCAGACGCCTGATTCTTGCCCTGATTGCCTTCGGCGTTTTTTGTCTTCCATCCTGCAATTTTTGCACGGGCAACTTCAATCTCGCCCATTGTAAAACCTGCTGCAAGTAACTGTTCCGTAGACAAATGCTGGTCTTCAATCTTTTGAATCAGTTCCGCGCCGTCAATACCGTCAGGGTTGAACCGTGTTTTGTATTCTGGAAAGAGTCTCCGTGCGTCAAATTTAATTTCCTTGATGTCTTGAGCGGTGAATCCCCCAAGAATATTTGATTCCGTAAATTGACCGTTTGGATTTAAGTTTTCTTCGTTGTTTCCCGACGACCTAGTCCAATTAACAAAATCTTGCGTAACATGAGTTCTTAATAGACGATTTATGTTGTCGTCAATGTCACTGTCGGTCAAGTGACCAATAATTGCCTCAACCAATTCCTCGTCTGGTGCATCAACCGCGGCAGTACCTCTTGCTGGATTGAGAAGGCTGTCCCTGTGATGTATTGTCGTTCTATCCGCCACCTCTGCATGAAGCACAAATTCCATGTCTCCATAGCCGATTGCGTCGCCAGCAAATGCCCCCTCGTAGCCACCAATTCCACCCGCACCTCTACCAGGAACGGTTAGGTAGTGGTCTGTGCTGAACACTTCTTCGCCTTCTTTTAGGTTTTTCTCATCCGTGATTCGTTTTAATTCATCGTCCCAGAAAGTGAAGCGACTAAAGCCGTACACGGGGCGAACACCAGAACCATATTCCGCCCCAACGCTCGCTTCAAATTTCCCACGGTTGCCAAGCAAGGAAGTCATAGCCTCACCAACTTTGGCATCCGATGCACCTTCCGACATTGGACGATAACCATCTGTTAAATATGCTTCTAGATGCTCCCCTTTAGCCCATACTGATGCTTCGGGTTTGCGTGCTTTTGCAATTATTAATGCGGTCTGTTCAATCGCCTCAATTACTTCTTCATCGGTGTGCGTGAGGATGAATTCATGAGTTTTGGGGTCTATCACTCTATGAAATGGAAATCCTGATTCATCTGTCTGTGCGCCTGATTCAATCATGCGGCGAAGGTTGGAAATCTTTTTCGCCATCTGCTCCCTGCGTAACGCCTGTCGCTCTGTCAGTGTCCTAATGGCTGTGGAGTAGTAACCAGTATCATTTATCCTTTTGATGTATTCGTCATCAACGCGACCCCACTTTGGAGCCATGGCGAGCATTTCGGCATTGAACTCTTTAATTTGTGCAGATGTTGCATGGTCTACTTTAGGAAGTCCAGCCAAATCTGAAGAATCAGTAAGTTTTCCAATAGCACGCTCAACAGGTGTCGGTTCTTTACCAGGCAACAGACTTGATAATGCTTCAGCAGCAGCGTTAGCAATTGTTTCTGCACTTGGAACCATACAGTTACTCATCTGTAGGTCAGTGAACTGATTAGCGTTCGGAGTCCCTGGTGGACAACGCATTTTCCCGAGGTCATCAACAATTACCCCCGCACTACGAGCAGCACGGATTCCAAGAGATGGGAGACTTACATCATCCTTGATTGTCGGGCCCATGAAGCCTTTAAAAACAATATTGCCTTTAACTTCAGATATAGCCTTAGACAAATTTAAAGCGCGTTGATTGGCGTCATATGGAAGTGACATGCGGTCACCCTATTTTCGGTTAGTTACTCTTTGTCAGCAGGAGTTGATTCAGAAGGTGCATCTACTGCTTCTTCTGCATCAGTAGAAGAATCGGCTTTTGCCTTCTTCTTTTTTTCTTCTTTAGCAGGAGCCTCTTCGGCTACTACTTCTTCTGTCTTTTCTGCAACGACCACTTCAACCTGCTCTTCAACAGGCGCAACTGCCTTGTTTTCCACAGGAGCAAGCGATGCGGTTTGAACCTCAATAAATCCAGCGGCATTTGGTTGGGATACTTTTCTCATTGTTATTCTCCAAGTTCAGTTTCAATTGAAAGCAATTCAAGTTCCATCATGTCAGCGATGAGTTGACGAGATTCAGCAGACTTCTCTACTGGAGCGTCTTCAGCCCATGACTCAGGAATCATGTCTTCCATGTCAAGTTCTTTTGCACGCTTCATGATGTGAGCCTTTGCTGCTTCTTTGTCACCAGCACGACCGTATGCTTGAATTGCATTCTTGAGGTCTTCACCATTTTTGATTGGGAATTCACCTTCAGGCATTGCTTCGCCAGCGTCAGCCATTTCGGCACGAGCATCTTCGTCGTAAGCAGCCTTGAGTGCAATCTCTGCAATTTCTGCATCAATTTCTGCTGCTTCTTCAGCCTCATACTCATCCCAGCCGAGGACTTCTCCATCAAGAGAAACATACACATCGTATGACTTGCCATCAAGACCGTCAACTTCTACTGCGTATGCGTCATGACCTTCAAACATGTCTGCATCAACTGATACAACATCGCCTTCAATGCTCTTAACCGCAAGTTCACCAGCGTCAGCGAACGAAATTACTTTCGTTCCATCAATCTCTGTTACTTCACCGATGACATCACTGTTGAGCATATGCCAACCGAGGCACTCGCCTGAAGTTCCATCAAAGAATGCTTCAATAGGCTTGCCATCTTTGCGTTCAATGTCAACAACGAACATGTCGTTCTTGTCTGCATATCCAGAGTCAAGGACTTTGCCTGAGAACATGTCCATTGCAATGCCTTCAATTTCAAGAAGTGATGGCATGCCGTCTTCTGACGCACAGCCACCAGGGCATGATGCGCATACTTGAGCGGAGTTAGGAAGAACTTTGCGCTCAAAGGCACAAACGAATGCATCGTCGTCGATTTCTTCTGACTTAACACCCATAGCAGCGAGACGAGCCTTGCGAGCCTTCTTGCGCTTTGCAGGCATGCTGTCAGCATCCTCGTCGTCAACCATGTCGGCATCAGCAGTGATTTCTGGAGCGTCGACCATGTCTTCGTCTACCATCTCTGCGATTGGTGTCTTTTTTCCACCCTTGGACTCAAGGTCGGCAGTAACCCATTCGCCATCTTCAATGTCTGAGAGAATCTCAGCATCTTCTGATTTTGCTTGAATGGCTGTAGCGCCACACTTGCCGCAAACTTTGTCGCCTGCCTTATAACCGCACTCTGCGATTGGCAAATCTTTTGCACACTTTACTGAACCGTCGGGAAGAAGTTCCACTGTTGGGTTATCTGTCATCTTTAGTGACTCCTTGTAATGCATGGTTGATGTCAGACAACCTTGAGGATTTGAACATCCAGCACATGGCTGCATCCGTTTTTCGGATGAAACAACGCACTGGAATTTGTATGAAATTTTCGGTAAACCGTTACTAGCAGTATAGCCCATTTAACTATCCAGCCTTTAACGATTAAAGTCGTAACTAAACGATTCCATTGCTGTCGTAAGAGCAGACTTAGCCTCTGAACTTACGAACGCAAACTCTATACCATCAACAGCCAGTGAGGCGTTAATGTTGTGGTACTCAATGATTGGCTGAATATGAGCCTTAATTGCATCAAGTTCCTCTAAAGGTGCACTAATTACTCCACTATTGTCGTTTTTCACTTCAACAGTTGGGGTGGCGGCAGTTACAACATCTTCAAGTAGTTTCATCGCTTGACGGAGTTTTTCCATATTGCGATTATTGATTACCCGTCCAGCCTTCTGTTCAATACTTTGATTGATTGTCTTTTCAAGAGCAGAAAGAGCCATCATGACTCCCATTTCAGGACTTGGAGCAACGGTTACTGTTGGCTTGTTTCCACAACCACAGCCATCAGCCTTGCCGTCAGCCATCAATGGGTGAGCAAATTCTTTACCGTCTTCGTCGTCCCCGACATGCTCCCAGTTTTCGTTTTTACCGATATGGGAAATGAACTCTGGTTCTTGGTCAACATATGTCTTTAGTTCCATCATCGCCTTGGCTTCCCAATCCTCGGCAGACATTTTCTGGTAATCCTCGTCGTTGTCGTCTGCCGACATAAATCCATCGTCCATGCTCTTACCTGCGGAACGCAATTTGTCCATACGGTCGTTCCATTCGGAGTCATTCCACAAGGTGCCGTTCATGCCTTTTTTAATCTTGTTTCGGCAGTTTTTCATACCAGGATGATGACATCCTTCATTCGGCCAAAGACCAGTGGTTTCGTGATGCAACCAAGCACATATGTTGTTCAAAGGGTAAAGTTCTGGGTGGTCAGCCAAAATCACACGGCAACGACGGAATCCGCCTTCTTTACGCATGATTGGACGCCAGTACCTGAGCAACTTCTCAAGGTTTCCACGACGAGGTCCGTAACCACGGAGAACATCACCAGTGAAACGCTCTTGAGGGATTGCATCAAGAGGCGCGGCTTTAAGTTCTTCTACTTTTTCTCCACCACATGCTCCGCCACATTGGCATGCTTTTGGCTGAATGTCTCGTGGAGTTGATGGGTTTTCAGTGATTTCGTCTCGGTACTGTTCCTCAAACGGGGTTTCTGGTTTGTTGTCATTTTCTGGCATCATTGGCTTGTCGTCGTCTTCGCCTTCAACGGGCAAATAGACGGTTTCTGGCTTCACGCGAACCGCATCGCCGAACATGAATTCATCACCATCAAAATGGTAAGAAACACGCATTGTCGTCATTTTGCCATCTTTCATATGGTCAAAAATGGCAATATTCTTGTCGGCACTACGCATACGAACGGCTCCGCCGAAACGCGTAGCAAGTGCTTTAGGAAGATTATCTTCGCGTCCCTTCATAGGGTTTGCTGCTGGAATACCACCGTCTTCACCGCGTGGGTAGTCCTCGCCATGACCTTTAACTGCACTGATTTCATCGGTTTTGATAGAAATTGTGCCAGTAAGTTGATTTGCACCGTGAAGAACTGGGGAAACTTCGTAAAGTTCTACTTCTTTAAGGACATTTGCCTGACGGCTTTGGTCGTAGTCTGCACGGAGAGTCTTGTATCCGATTGACCATTCTTGTTCTTCGCCAAAGAATGAAACATCAGCAAATGCTTGGCGACCACGCTCGGATTTGAGGTTGAATTGAACACGAGCGTAAAGACCACCGATGCCAGCGCGCTTCATCTTCATTGGAAGGCGAGGGTCGTTTGGTGCAACTTCGTAAATATCAAGGACTTTGCCGATTGGCTCGTTCCAGTTATGTCCCCAGACAACGCGAGGCTTGCGGCGCTTGAGGCTTTCAGTAAATGAGCCTGTGGCGCAAATATCGCCTACAGAGTCCTTATTGCCAATGCCAGCAACGAAACACTCAACAATGCCTTGCGCTTCGTCAATGTTAATTTGACCAGGAATGGACTTATATAGGGTTTCAGAAAAAAGTGCGGTGTCGCTCATAGTGCTCCAAGGGTTCTTCTATACAATAAACCATAAAGAGCATTGAAAATGGGAACAATTGCTATTTTATCTGACCTTTAAGTAAAGTCCAGCAGATAGTTTACTGAAAGTCACCCTACGCGGAGACGGCAACGACAGTTAATTGTTAGTTCAATCGGAGCCAAAGGGTCACCAGGGAATCTAAGACTTGCTCCATCGGTAGCAAAACCTTCATTCAGCCCGATGGTCTTTCCTTGAAGCAAAAGATGGGCACTGCGAACCTTGGAATCCCTACGAGTCATCCATGTCTTGGTTAAATCTGAGTCATTTGCTGCGCTAAGGAAAACTCCAGCATTATGAGCAGTCTGTGCTTCTTGCTCGGCAATAACACGGCGACGGCGACCCATCAAGTTTGCAAAGATTGCAGATAGAGCAGCACGGAGCATTCCAGCCCTGTCTTCGTCTTCACTCATAGCCATCACAATCAACAAAGCAGCAACAATTTCTTCCTTTGTTGTGCCGTTAGCCTTTTTGACACGGTCTGTCTGGTCTTGAATAATGGCGTTGAGTTCTTGCTCATTAACCTCTGAAGGAATGCCATTCTTTTGCGACATGAGGCTTACTGCGTCAATTGCTACAGAGCGGAGAACTGGCATGATGTCTTCTTGGATTTGCTTATCCCAAGAATCAATATCAAAGATAGCGGAAGCATCGATTCCCTTGCCAGCCAAGGCTTTGCGGGCTTTTACACCTGTTGCTTTTTCAAGAACAACACGCTGTTGGCGTTCATAAACACGCTCTAGTGCGCGGTCAAGAATTTCAGTCCATCGGTCACTGTCTTGCTCTGCCTTGGTATCCCAATCGTCGTATTGAGGGATGACTGTTTTTGTTTCCATGTCAAAAGATTCGGCTGAAAGTGTGTTGACTGGTGGTGCAACATTTTCGAGACTTGCGGGTGCTTCAGGAGCGGCTGGCATTTCTGGAGATGTGAGTCCAAGACCAGGAGGACCAGTTGGCAATGCTGCTTCAGCACCTGCTGGAGTAACTGGAGTATCAACAGGTACTTGCTGTTCAGGCTTGAAAGCCTTCTCAGTGTTTGCGATTGGAGTCTGGTTCGGGTTCTGCAGGAGACTGTCTGCAAGTTCAGAATCAACTTTCTTCTTGCCAGTTCCGTCACGATACTCGTTCACGCTGATTAGACCCTGCTGAAATTCGTCCATCAGGTAGCGAGCACGCTCTTGCTTTGCAACGATAAGAATTGGAACTTCGGAAGTATCAAAGTCAATGTAGAACTTCTCATCAAGGTCATCAAGTCCTCGTGCCAATGGCTCAAGGTGGGGAAGCATTGTCTCCATCCAGAAAACACGAAGTTCTTCGGAAGCGTTACTAAAGGTGCGACCTGCCGCGTTTCCGATAACTGATTCTGGAACACCAAACGAAGCAAGAATTTCTTCCTTGGTGATTTGACGCATCTGCATATATGCAGCATCACGGGGAGATGCCGATGTATCTACAAAGTCAACACCATCATCAGAAGAGATAACAGTGGTAGCACCTGCGCGACTAATATTGCCACGGAATCTGTTACGCAACTCATCTTTGTCATCGTCGTCCATTTCGCCACGAACAACAAGAAGACCGCCAGGACGACCGTCATTAATCAAATAATTTCTGTTGTATTGCTTCGCAAGGTTTTCAATTTCAATTGCGATGCCAGCAGATTCCATTGGCGTGATTGAAAGATACGGGTCGAGAGGATGTGGGCGACGAATCCAAATAACATCATCAGGCTTCAAAATAATCTTTGTGCCATTTCGCATGTCAACTTCATATCCCGATACGAAAGTCTTGGCATCTGGGATTGGTGCTGTGTGCTGTGGTGGTAGAAGGTGAAGTGCATTAATTGCACCATCACGACCTCTTACCTTTTCAATGAATACACCACGGGTGCTCATCAGAAGTTGAGAAGATAAGCGATAGCGGAAAATAAAGGAGTTTTCCCCCATATTTGACTTGGAGTTCAAAATATCCATCAAGGCATGATTTTTGCCAGCGATTTTTCCATTAGGGGAGTTATCTTCTCGCAAGACCATAGGGAGACGCGCTTGGTTACCCGCAATTGCGTCAATGCACCTGAACACCCAAGTTACTTTTTGGAGTCCTTCACGGTACGCGCGCTCAATGTCCCACGAATCCTTATAAGGCTTGCCTGCAGCGGCAGAGTTAAATGCCACTGGTGCGCCAGCGTTTAAGATGGACTTAGTTTGCAGCCCATCTTGTGCCGACTTGTTATCGAACGAATTCCACGCCATTATTCACGCCCTAATAGGTATCCGTAGATACCTGAACACACACCGAAAATAATCAGTCCTATTGATGGTGATATAATCCAACCACCTATTGTATTAGACAAAACGAACGACAGCATCAACACATGAGCAGCATTCGCGCGGTTCCAACGGTTCTTCAAAAAATTAAACATTCCCATCTATCCGTACTCTAGCGCAGTCTTAACCCATAGTACAGTACAAAGGACACTACGAAAGCGTTTATATGCCCGATTGGAACAAGGTTTTAGATTATCTACAACCGAAAGAACCTCACTTTTGTCCTGAGGAACCTTCTATAACTCAAAAAGTGTTTCTGCGTACTTACGCAATTGAAGCATTATTTGGTGGCGCTGCTGGTGGCGGTAAATCGTCCGCCCTGTTGATGTCGGCAATGCAATATGTTGATGTACCCAACTATTCAGCAATTTTATTTAGACGCACATATGCTGACTTGGCTCTGCCTGGTGCTTTGATGGACAGATTCCGTTCATGGAGTGCTGGCGTGGAAGAAATTCATTGGAACGCAAATAGTTATGTGGCGACATTTCCATCGGGTGCGAGAATTTCATTTGGATACTTAAACAACACAAATGACTACCTTCGTTATAAGGGTTCTGAATTTCAGTTCATCGGGATGGATGAGGTCACCGAAATTCGTGAATCCGACTATCGATATATGTTCTCCCGTTTGCGTCGCCCTGCTTCTGGACCGCTATCCCAAGTGCCTCTTCGGATGCGTTCAGCCTCAAACCCAGCACCCAATTGGGTTCGCCAGCGTTTCATCGTAGAAGGGCAGTCAACGGGTCGTATTTTTGTGCCCTCAAAACTGACCGACAACCCTGGAATTGACGCAGATTCGTATAGGCAGGCACTTCAGGAACTTGACCCTGTTGAGCGTCGCAGGCTTGAAGAGGGCGATTGGTGGTCAACGACCCTCGGAAGCCTATTTGACCGCACCGATTTTGAGATTATTGACCACACAGAGGTGCCTCAGGTCACATCTGCGGCTCGTGCAGTGAGGTTTTGGGACTTAGCAGCCACCGAACCCCATTCTGGCAATATGAACCCCGACTGGACGGTTGGGACACTGATGCTATTTGACCAAGGAATCGCCTACATCATGGATGTACGCAAGATTCGGGCAAAAGGAGACAAGGTTGAGCAACTTATAGCCCAAACAGCCGCCGAAGACGGTCATATGGTCGCCATCAGAGTTGAGCAGGAGCCTGGTTCATCAGGAAAGGCACTTATTGACCAATATGCTCGCTATGTCGTTCCTGGCTACGACCTGATTGGTATTAGGGCATCTGGGGACAAGATAACTCGTGCTCGCCCATTTGCTGCCGCTTCGGCTAACGGGAATGTGCGCCTAGTTAGAGGGCCGTGGATTACTGAATGGCTTGATGAACTTGCTTCCTTCCCTGAAGCATCAGACCATGACGACCAAGTTGACTCTGCGGTTGGTGCTTTCACATTTTTGGCTGGTTTGGGGTTGCCTCAACGCCGTCGTGCCAGTATCATCATCTAAGTAAACCTACTATTCAGCCTAGAAATGAGTAAATCATGAATGATGATTCCCTGTCGTCCCCGTCAATCAATGAAGTTATTGCCAGTGTCATGAAGGCACTTCTTGACCTTGATGAGCAACTCGGCGTGTTTGCGGACAGCAATCCACAACCTGAAGAACTTGGTTCTGCACTTATTGACCTCCACGCACTCAAAGGCGGGATGACTGATGTCTACGGTACCTTCACAGCAAGAGCGGTAAGCATTTTTAGAAATCAAAATGTTGAAGACCTCGCAATGGGTGCGAGTCAAATTGAAGTTAGAACTGCTTCCGATAGAAAGAAGTGGGAACATGGAAAACTTGCTAACGAAGTTTCTCGCAGATTAATTCAATCAGCAGTTGACATGGACACTGGCGAAGTACTAATGTCCACAGACGAAGTGGTCACGAAACTTCTTGACTACATCCAACCGTCTTATTGGCGGATTAAAGAACTAGCAAAACTAGGAATCAACGCCGACAACTACTGTGAAGTCGGCGATTATAAAACAAATATCATTATTAGAAAGGCAAAATAATGTCACCTACAAAATACCAAAACCTCTACGAGCCGTTTGCTTCTGAAGTTGAAAAAACACTGAGCAAGGGTGGAACACGACTTACTTACATTCCTGTGAGTGAAGTGATTACTCGTCTCAATAAAGTTCTCGGAATTGACGCATGGTCGTTCAATATTGTTTCTTGCGAACGAGATGCTATTGACCCTGACTTCATTGTTGCGCATGTTCGTTTGATGTGGCATGTGGACGCAACTCGTCCAGATAGTTGCATTGTTCGTGATGGTTTCGGCGGACAAACAATTAAACGCAAGAAAGATGGCACCATTGTTGACCTTGGTGACGAAATGAAGGGTGCTGTTTCTGACGCACTTAAAAAAGCCGCTCAAACTCTAGGTGTCGGTCTCTACCTTGCTCGTAGTGAAGAAGCACTAGAGGCTGATGTTGAACCAATACCTGAAGTAAAGATTGAACCAGAAATTGAAGAACTGTGGGGCAACTTTATTGGGCTTTCAAAGAGTCTCAATGCGAACGCAAGGGGCGACCTTAATAATTTCTGGAAGACCCATGCGGGAGAACGACCAAAACCAACAAAGACTACTGCTACAAAAGAAGACCTTGTTGAGTTGATTAATGAGTGTGTCCGCTTGTCATTTGAAGGTGCGACTGTTGTCAGCGAGTGATATACCTCTCGTTGCGCCCCCATATCTTTCCCCTTCATCTATATCGACATTTCAGCAATGTCCGCTGAAGTATAAGTATTCACGCATAGATGGATTGACAGAGCCACCCACGGAAGCAACCCTCCGAGGAAACTTTGTTCACTCTATTTTGGAGACCTTGTACGGTCTTCCAAGTGAAGAACGAACTATTGAGACAGCCAAGCAATTGGCTAAATCTTTATGGGATGAAGAATACTATGACAAGGTTTTGGAAATTACTCGTAGTGCTAAAGCCCTGCAAATGTTCCGATGGACTTCATGGTGGTGTGTTGAAAATCTTTTCGGCATGGAAAACCCTAGCGAGTTAAATTTTGATGGTATTGAAACGCAACTTGATGATGCCATCAATGGTGTCACCATTAAGGGGTTCATTGACCGTTGGCATGAAGTTGATGGCGGAATCGTTGTTGGCGACTATAAGACTGGCAAGACCCCTGCGCCTAGATTTAGGGAAGATAAGTTTTTCCAGTTATGCCTTTACGGATATGTTTTGGAACAGCAACTAGGGAAGCCAGTTGTTGAACTGGAACTTCTCTATATTAAAGATTCCATAAAACTTTCCCATACTGTCAAGCCTGAAGATATGGCTGAAGTAAAAAAAGTAGTTACAGAAGTCAGAGAACAAATAGATAACAGATGCGCCTCTGGAGTTTTTGAACCTACACCAAATCGCTTGTGCGACTGGTGTGCCTATAAAAGCATCTGCCCAAGTTGGAGTAAATAATGAACGATGATTCGTTTGCCCGCATAGTTGCGGAAGAAGTAAAAAACCAAACAAGTCGTCAGCACAAAGAATATTTGATGCTCCCAGAAAACTGGGTTAGATGGAAACGGGCAGTAACTGTCCTGAATGACAACTTGGCAAATCAGTTAGCGTTGATTACAAGCCAAGAGCAAGACGAACTAGCACGATATGACGATGGTACGCCCGATAGCCGTAAAATGGTTCTGGAACTACAAGCCAACTTTGCCTTCCGTCGGACAAAGATTGAACGGTTTAAGTTCCATGTGGTAGCCCGTCTTGATGAGATTTCTCGCATGATTGCTATGGGCGGCGAAGAAGTTGAAGAACGACTGAAGACGGTTGAGTTTCTGCGGAAAGCAATTAGTGAGCATCGTGCACTTATGGAAGAATACGACCTTGAACCAACAGCGATAGACATTGCGCTTTGGGAAAGTCTTGAAGGTAGATGGGCATTTGATGACATCACCGAAGAGAACCTTATTGATGCTTAGTTTGGGGTTCTGATGACTAGGCAAAGAATGTTTCTAGACATATCTTGTGTTGATGCTGCTCGTGAACGCATGCGTCATGTTTACGATACTTTTGACACTGTGTGTGTTCAGTTCTCGGGTGGAAAAGATTCCACTGCGATTCTGTATCTTGCAAAAGAAATCCACGAAGAGCGTGGGCTCGGACCAGTAAAAGTTATCTTCAGAGATGAAGAAATGGTCAGTCCTGTAGTTGTTGATTTCATCATGAAAGTCAGAGACTACGACTGGGTTGACATGGAATGGTATTGCCTTCCAGTGGGTCAAGAAGTCTGGGTTTTGGGTAGGAGAGAATATTGTTTGCTTTGGTCTCCAGAGCGGGCAAAACGAAATATGTTGATTCGTGAGATGCCTTCTTTTGCAATCAAGGCAGAGCATTTCGGTATTGACCCAACACGCCCAATTCCCGAGACAATCGACTTCTATACGATGCAAGGCAAGAAGGGTCGCACCGCTTTTATTACTGGTGTTCGGGCTAACGAGTCAATGATTCGCTACCGCTCCTGTGTTCAGAAGTTGCATGAGAACTATATAAATATTCCTTTCCGCATGAAGAAGTCAGTGCCTTTGCGTTTCGCTAAAGTTATTTACGACTGGACAACGGACGATGTTCTGAAGTTCATCACCGAAGAACACAACGGTGAATATTGCGAGTACTACGACCTTGCCGCAATAACTGGAAGCAATACAAGAGTGGGAATTCCACTCCACGCAGTTGCGTCTCGCCGTATTGGCGATGTTGTGGCTACCGAGCCAGGGTTCTACGACCGACTGTACGAGTGCTACCCCCATATTGATGCACAGCGTCGCTGGTGGAAGCATTTCAATGTAGAAGGCTTGATTGCCGACTATGTATCTCGCGGATGGGATGGGGTTAAGGACTGCATTGAGGACAACATGCTTACTCCTGGTTATCAGGCGGCTGCATATAAGTTTGCTGGCGAATTTAAGCGTAAGCAATCAGGCGACCCATACTCTTACCCGATTGACTCGCTCGTACGAACACTCCTATTGAATGAGTTCCAAGTATCTTCACCAAACCCCGTGGGACCTAAAACAAGAGCACACACCATGCGAATGCTGGCTGCTCAACAAACAGAAAACGACTTAAATGACATGGATGCACTGGACGACAACATATGAAAATTGAATACATTCCCAACAACGCAATAAAGCCTTCTTCGTGGCGGGCTAACTATCTTTTGAAGCCTGACTTGGAATTGCTTCGTCTTTCTATGTCTGATTTTGGGTGGCTTCAGCCAATCATTGTTCGGGTGGAAGATATGTCAATTATTGACGGTCATCACCGATGGGTCGTGGCTGGAGAACCTGCATTTATCAAGAAGCACGGCAAGCAGATTCCTGTGATGTATCAAGATATAGATTTAATTGATGCGATGATTATGCATGTCCGTTTGAATCGTGCTCGTGGCGAGATGTTTGCTAAACCATTTTCCAAGATGCTTAAATCTATTGTTTTGTCCGACAAGTACTCTTCCGAGGAATTAGAAGACTTACTAATCATGTCCCCTGATGAGGTTGATTTGATGCTGGCTGGTGGACTGCTAAAACAGCGCAAAATTCCACAACATAACTACTCCAGAGCATGGGTTCCTATTGAGGCACCATCAAAAGAGCAAGTGGAAAAGGCTTTGATTGAAAGACCACCTAACGCCGATAGATGAATCTAACCAACCCCCTTGTGTGCTAATGTTGTTTAGTTCCGATTTTGGAGGGCTGGATGCCAAATAGCAACCTCACCGAGGACATTGAGTTTTTGACAGATGTGAATACGCGTGGCTCTGTCGTACGCCGAGGCAAGTTTATTAAGCGCCCCCGTCGGGTAAATGGTCGTAATGTTCCTGGAAATGCTCGTTATTACAGGCAGCGCCAGCGTGAACTTCTTGCAGGTCGTCGTGCTGCACAAAGAGCAACTGAGGGAAGCCGTCGTGCTGCTCGTGGGGCTGCTCGTGGTCGTGCCGCAAACAATCCAGCCGCTCCTGCTGCTGGTGCCCGCCGTACAGGTCTTGGTACACGAATTCGCCGTGGTATTCGTGCTGCTGCTCGTGGTATTGAGCGTCGCGCGGCAAACCGAAGGGCGCGTCGTCGCTAAGATAACGCTGGGAGGTGATTAGTGATGCTGGTAACAGTCGCTGACCTTACGAAATACATGGACATCCGCTTCTCTAATCGTCAAGAGGAAGCAGCGGAATTTGTATTAGAAGGACTACAAAGTGAACTTGAGTCTTATTTGCGTCGCCCTGTAGAGGTTGCCGAATTTACTGAAGTTTACACAATTCCGTCAAATGATGTCGGCATTCCTACATCGTCGTTTTTTTACAATAGTGACCTTGACTCAACTTCTCACGAAATTGCGGCATTAATGCCGCCGTCAACGATTTACCTAAAAAACTCGCCTGTCGTGTCAATTACTTCAGTTTCTATCCGCCAGCCAGCATCGATTACTGGACAGGTGCAGGTTGCCGAGCGTGATTATATAATGCGGCGTTATGGTGTTGATGTATATAAATCTTACGCAAATGATGAAGTAACTATTGTTTACGAAGCAGGGTTAGAAGGCTCAGCAATCAAAGTCTTCAAGTTGATGATTCTCCGTGCTGCGTCACGAGAAATGCAAAATATGCACGACGATGTTGTGGGTATCAAAGACCTAGAAGCGCGAAATGTCGCTCCAATGGAGACTGGTTTTCTGGAAAAAGAACTTGCTGCCGTTAAGCGATGGAGACGCGTGAGGATTGCTTAATGTATAAGTTGAAAATCTCCTGTGATGCAAAAGCAGACATCCAAATGTTGGACAGGATGGAAAAGCGAGCCAAAGATTTCCGACCAGTTTTTAAGTGGGCTAAACAGGAAATCCAGAAGGCTAACGCCGAGAACTTTACTACCAACGGGCTCCCTGTGGGCGGTTGGTCTCCTTTGAGTGCACGCTACGGAGCATGGAAGTCCGTCAACTTCCCTGGCGCTCCATTAATGGTTCGCACAGGTGCCTTGTTTAAGAGCCTTGCTAATCTCCGTGGAGCACCGAATGTGATTGGTAAGAATTTTGCCATTTTCGGTACGAATGTTGAATATGCAAAGTTCCATCAATACGGCACAACAAAGATGGCAAAGCGTCAAATCGTTTTTGAACCAGTAGGTTTTGAAGCGCAACTTAAACTTCGCGCTGTTGAGCACATTGAGAATGACGCTGTTGGTGGCATGCTAAGTTGGTTCAGATGACAACTACCGCTTCAGAACTAATGCATGGTGCTCATTTTGCGAAGAATTTTGTCAATAATTATCTTCAAAATGACATCCCTTCTCGCCTAATCAGGTATCGCAACGGATGGGAACTAGATGACTATGTTCTCCCAAACCCAGAGTTATACCTGACCTACGAACCAATTGCATTAGACCACTGGCCGAGCATTATCACTGTTGTTATCTCCACGAATGAATTTATGCGTACAGGTGTAAATATGGCGTGGAACCCTGAATATCGTGTTTCTTACTCTATGAGAACATACATCTGGGTGAGAACAGAAGGCTCTGGGGAAACGACAGAAATGCGTGACCGTCTGACCACCGTTGTTCGTTCTGCCCTTCTCGACCACCCTTCACTTGACACAGTTGATGACACTGGTGCTTATGACGCAATTATTGATGAAGGAACAATTCGGGAAGAATTTTCTGATTTAACCCTTATTAAAGGTGACCGTGTCTTGGCGGGAGCGTATATAGGCTATGATTTAACTCTGAACGAAATTGTCCTTCGTAAACCGATTGGCTCTGTTCTGGAAATCGAAAACACCGTCTTCAACAAGTTGGCTCAATAATGACAAAACTGACAAAAGTATGGAACGCAACACAGGGTCTCGTTAAATATAACGAAAATGGCGCTGTTGTTGCTCCAGCAGAAACTGCTCAAGCCCCAATGAATATTGTTATGGAAAATGCTCTTGCAAATGGTCTTTTGGTCTTGATGGATTCACCTGAAGAAGTTGATGCGCCAGTGGAAAATGAAGCACCAGCCCCTAAAAAGGTAAAAAAAGTGCACAATCTTGAGAATGCTGAAATTCCAGCAGAGCAAGCCCCTGTTGAAGTAATCCCAACAATTGGGGAAGATGTTGCTGCCAGCGAGGTAGCAAGTGAAGTACAATCTAGTGAAGAAGAACTTCATGAAGAAGGTCAATGATTTATTTATTCCAACTTGGTCTAAGTAAACTTTTCAAACGCAATATGGAGGGCGCCGAATGCCTGGTGTAATCGTAACAACTGGAACCCGCACAGGCCCTTCGGGCAACGGCATTGCTATTGGAGAAGTTTTCTTCATGGCTGCAGAGTGCGAGCGTGGAATTGATACTGAGGCAGTTCTTGTAACTAGTCTCGGAGAGTTTGTAACCGCTTTTGGTGGTTATGTTTCTGCAACAAAATATGCATATCAGCAAGCCCGTGTCTTCTTTGAAGAGGGCGGCTCGGCAATGTATGTTGCGAGCATTTCTGGTTCTGGCGTTCGTGCTTCTAAAGTTCTTGCCGCTGAACCTTCTGCTCCTGGCGTAACTCTTACTGCTGTAGGTAAAGGCACTTGGGGCAACTCAATCAAAGTTGATGTTGTAAACAATGACACTGACGCAACAATTACTGTTCGTTACGGTGCAGATGATTCATTGCCTTTGTTTGAATACACTGGTAGTTGCCAAGAAATCGTTGACGCAGTCAATAACAGCACTGTTTTGGCTAACTACTGCACAGCAGCGTTAACCACTAGCGCAAACGGTGCGGACATCTTGTCTACTTCGGCAGTTAGCGCATTCACTCTCGGTACATATGTAGCCGCAACAAGCACGGAGCGCACAGCAGCACTCGCGTTGTTCACTCCAGACCTCGGTCCTGGCGCTGTAGCGGTTCCTGGTCTTTATGACGGAACAGACACAACTGAGTATGATGCAATCATGGCTCACTGTGTCGCCAATAACCGTATTGGTCTCGTGTCGTTTGCTCCAACCGCAAGCATTAGTGCAGCCAAGTCAGTATCTACCGCTTATCAGGCAACTGACCCAACTGGTCAAGAGCATCTTGCGTTCTACTACCCCAATGTGGTTATCCCATCAGGAACTGGTGTAAACCTTTCCGTACCACCAGAAGCATATGTTGCAGCAGTTCGTGCTCGCACAGTCAAAACTTCTGGAGCATGGCGCGCATACGCTGGTGTCGTTTCAGAGTCACGCTTCGTAACGGGTATTGCAACTGCAGTATCTCGTGCCGACGGCGACCTTCTTGATGCTGACCGCGTGAACGCTATCCGCATCATCAACGGTTCAGTCCGTATCTACGGTGCTCGTTCACACTCAACCGTAACATCGCAATGGCGTTTCATTACCAACCGCGACACAATGAACTATGTCGTGTACTTGGCAGAAGAAGCACTTGAACCCCTCGTGTTCTCTGGCATTGACGGTCGTGGCGGTGTATACCTTGCCATTCGTTCGGCTCTTCAGGGAGTCTTGGAGCCAATCCGTCAGGCTGGCGGCTTCTTTGAAATGTTTGATACACAGGGACGCAAAGTTGACTCTGGTTACACAATCACTGTTGATGACAGTTTGAATCCTCTTGCTCAACTCGAAACTGGCTTAATCAAGGCTCGTGTCGGCGTAAGAGTTTCGTCAGTCGGAGACAAGATTGATGTCAACATCATCAAATCTAACCTGACCAGCACACTGGTATAACGGAGGAATAATGGCTATCACCACTTCAAAAAGACTTGTTGCTCAGCGACAGGTTATTGCAAAAATCAAACCAACAGAATCTGTTGGTCAGACGGTTGCTGCGGCAATCACTAACTACTTTGCAACTGCACTTGAGGGTCAAGGAACGCCTGCTGGCTATCTTTTCACTCAGGTTTCTGGTGGAGAAATCACTGCTTCTGTAGAAAAAGTCTACATGGGTGGCAAAATGTTCCCAGAGACGCTTTGTGCTCCAGCAGAAATTGGCGATATTACACTTACTGGTTATGTGATGTACGAGTCCGCCGACCAAGCACACATCAAGTGCATGCAAGAGTTGCGTCAAGTTGTCGGTCGTACATACTTTGACATCACGATTTCAATTTCCAACTCTGACCTTCTGGTTCCTGGTTCTGACCGCTTCTACTCAAAGGCACTCCTTGTGGGAATGACTGAAGCAGACGGTGATGCATCTTCTGGAACACCAGCGACTTATTCGCTTACTTTCAGCATTGCTTCGGTCGCAGTTCCTTCCTGATAAATCCTGAATAGTTCCACCACGGTGGGATTCCGTATGTTATTGTTCAGCCTATGACCATTAACGATGACACCCCATTTTCAGCAAATGCTGATACCGAATACACAGGCGCTCAGGACAACATCCTTGAGAAGTTGAAAGAAGCCGTTAAGGGCAAGGTTACACGACCTACCGTAACGATTGAACTTCCCGAACGCCCTGGTGTTAGTTTGCGCATTTCGCCAAACATCACACAGAATCAAATCAAGTCATGGCGTCGCAACTGTGGCGAAGATTCCAAGCAAGGTTTGGATACTTTGAAGTTTGCGGCAACAGTTGTTGGTCATTCCACGACAGGTATTTTGTTTAATGGCGAAGTCGCCAAAGACGAAAATGGTTTTGATGTAACTTTTGCTTCACCCCAAATCCTTGAGATGCTGAGTGCTGTTCGCCCTATCCCTGATGCTGTTATCGCTATTTTTGGTCTTGAGCCACATGTCGAGGCAGCCGCTGTTGCAATCATGGAGGCTGCTGGATACGGCGATTCAGTAGAAACCGTGGACCCCACGGTGCGGTCTTCGACGAACTAGTTGAAGACCCCGTCATTAAGACGGCGGCTCAGTTGGGTGAGTTGTTTCATGTTGACCCAATACAAATCTTAAACTGTTCAGATACTGAATGGATGATACGCCTTGCGTGTGCTACAGTTATAGCACAGCAACGAGAAAAAGATGCTGAAGAGGCAGAGAAGCGCCGTGGCCGTTAGTCCGTTTCTCCTTTGATGGAGTTCTTGTGACAACAATCAGGATTAATGTTGACGCCGATACCGCTGCCATTGCGAGGGTTAAGGCTGAATTAGAAGCATTATGTAGGAGTGTTGACGACTGCTCCAAAACATCTGATAAGCACAGTAAGTCACTTAAAAGCCTTGCTGGGGCTGAGGACGATGTTGCGGATTCTGTAAAAAGAACAAAAAAAACAGTAGATGACATAGTCCCATCTCACAATAAAAATACAAAAAGCCTCAAGTATTTACTAAGTACCAAGTATCAGTTAATAGACATCACTCATAAGTTGTTTAAAGGAATTGAAAAACTTGGCAAATTAGCGTTCAAGGGCATGGCAATTCAGGCTCTCGCTGCCGCTGGGACGCTCGCTTTATCTACTTTGATGTTCAAATCTGGCGCTCGTGTGGCAAAAATTTATCAAGGGGCTTTAAATATGCTTTCTGGCGGCTTGCTTGCTGCAGCCGCTGCAGCCGCTGTATTTTTAGCCGCACAGCAACAGATAAATTCAGCAAAATACGCTGGTCTTTACGCGGACTCTGGGACTTTAGAAGGTACAGACAAAATAACTGAAGCATCTGGCGCAATGAAGATGTTCACGCAAGATTCGCAACTTGCAATTATTGGTGCGAAGGGATTGACTGCGGCTTTTGGAACGCTCAGCAAGCAGAGGCCAGTCACTGGTGAGACCCTTGGCGTTTTTAAGTCCTTGAGCGACTACACAGCAAGCAATGGTGGAGACCTAGAGAAGCAAAGCGATTCTCTTGCTAAGTTCCTTGCCGCTTACCAGAAAGCAGGAGTGGTCAATGATTCCGTAACCACGGCTGCTAAAGAACTTGGACCAGAGTTTGAAAAGATTCTTAAAGAGTCTGGAAAACTCGGAATCAAAACTTACGCCGACTTTGCTAAAGCAGCGCAGAAGGGCGAACTTGGTGAAACCTTTGCTAAATACCGTGGTGGACTACAGGGGCTGAACAGCACCCTTGTGGGGACGCTTAAAACAATGATGGGCAACCTGAAGGGTCAGTTCGCTTCTATTGGTGAACCAATGCTTCAAGGTGTCACCAATACTCTTCACAAGATTGAACCAATTATTTCTGCGTTACTGACTCGTATTACAAGCAATGTTCAAGGCATGGGCACAGAGTCAAAACTTGAGACTGTGGTTAACCTTTTAAGGAAGGCTTCACTGTGGCTCGGAAATCTTTTAACTAGAGACTTGAATTCTGCTTCCAGTTCATTTGGAAAAATGATGGAATTCTTTAAGGGCATTCGGGCAACTTTTGAGAAAGTTCAAGATTTCATGCGCCCCCTTACGGATGCTGGTCAAGTACTTCTTGATATTTTTGGTCAAATTGGGGGCGGTGTTGCATCTAGTTTTGTTGAAACGCTTGAGTATCTCGCAGACCTATTGACGGGTGCCGAGGGAGACAACCTTAAAGGTTTTGTGAGCGGTCTTGGCGCAATCATGGGGCTTCTTCATGAGAAGTTCCTTTTGTTCCTCAAGGCAGCAATGGATGTGCTTCCTATCATCACTTTGCTTTTTAAGCCTGTTGAGTTACTGCTCAAACTTATGACTGGCGTTGTAAAAGTTATTCAAACTATCGGCGACAAGTTTGGGACAATTGGTAGGGCAATTTCTGGTTTAATCATTTTGTTTATGCTAATGAAGAAATTTTATTTAATGCAGTATCTTGAGAAAAAACTTGGTGCGGCTGTTAAGGTTCAAAAAGTTTGGGTCATGAATAACAACAGTGGACCTGGTAATCAATTCAAGAGATTCAGCAAAGCAAAAGACTTGATGAGTAAGGTTAAAGGCAAAATTCCTTTCTTGGGTGGAGGGGCTGGCGCAGGTGGTGCGGGCGCAGGTGGTGCGGGCGCAGGAGGTGCTGGTGCAGCAGGAGCCTCAACGGCGGCGACTGCCGCTACTGCTATCTTGCCTTTAATTGGAGGTCTTGTCAGTGGAAAATTAAGTGGTGACTATCTATTTAATCGGGATGACTCTATTAAATCACGAACGATGTCTGCTGGCGTTGGTGCAGCAGGCGGCGCTGCTATAGGCGCAACGGTTGGTGCGATATTTGCACCATTTACTTTTGGTTTGAGCGTTGCTGTCGGTGCCGCTATTGGTGGTATTACTGGCGCAGTGACTGGATTCCTGACTGCTGGTAGAACTA